ATCATCTGCTCATAGGAGCCCATAAGAGAGGTTAGCTCTACTGGGATACCAGGCATCTGGATAGTGCCTACGTCGTCACCTTCACCTAGACTAAAGATAGCTCCTCTCTTTTCAAGGTTCTCAGGGGTAAGTATATTGCCTCCTCTTGACTTCTCCCAGTACTTTGGCTGGGCAGTATCACGGAGGATTTGCTGCATGAAGGTGAGTGAGCGGTTATACTGGTTATATATGCCCTCATTGGTAGCTAGGATAGACTGGCCTATATTGCCTCGCCAGTCCTGGTTGGAGACAGTCTTACGCTTGGAGCTAATCGGGCCATCATCGGGGAGACCTCCTGCTGGACCTGTGAATATGGGTATCTCCTCAAACGGCTCCACTGTCTCAGGCTTAACCAGAGCGTTATTAGCTACAGTTGCATTGATTACCCCCTCCCCGGTTATATCCCACAGGTCATAGATAGTCACATCCTTATTCTTCAAGTCTGCGGGCATATTCCAACCACGCTGTAGGAATAGACGTGCTGCCTGCCTACTACTTACGGTAAATATATGAGAAACGGTGGCCAGCCCCTCACTGTCCCACTCCGGGTACACCTCAATAGGATTCCAAACCTCAGCTATTAGCTTATCTTGGGCGGCTATACAGAGGACTGAATACCAGCCTGTAGCCAATAGAAGTCCGGTCATGTACTCCATCCAGGACTTACGGCCACGACGGCGGTACTGACGATCCAGACCAGACCAGGTATCAGTAATAGCACGTTCGATGGAGGATGTCCAGGCTATAGCCTCTCGGTCTAGGCCCTGTACAGGAATACGATGAGGTATAGTAGGAGCTAGTAGGTGCAGTGCCATATTATAGAAGGTACGAGGGTCATTGGATACAACACTCTCCATATGCTTCTGTTTAAGCTCGTCATATAGGGTGAGAGTGTCATACCATCCTGCTATGTTACGGTTTCGTACCTCCCATAGCTTCGCTAGGTTAGTACAACGGTCAGTTACCTGGTTTGGCTTACTATAGGTGACAGTCATAGTTTACCCCTTACCACTTAAACCCATAGGTGCCAATAAGACCCCTCTTAGCAACCCCTACACCCTGATAGGTAGAGACGGCTATCATAGCGGACATTGCTAGGTCATCCTCTGTAATAGATATGACATCTGCACCATACCAGCGGAAGCTCCTTAGTTGCCTTATGAGGTCTATATCATGGGTAACTATCTGGTGTATCTCCCTGCCCATCTGGGCTATCATATAGGGCTTGGATGCACGGGTGGTTAGCCACCCTATCTTATTGGTGAGGGTGCCAGTGGCTAGGTTATGCTGACGGCCCATGTTAGAGTAGTCCTTTAGCTCCGATATGACAGCTAGGCCGGGACCATTAGACTCTACCTGTAATTCAGCATTATTATAATGCTTACCTAGTACCTTTAATTTAGCAGCTAGGACAGTAGGCTCTAGTAGCCCCCATAGTGTAGCTACATGGGTGAGGGTCCCGCCTATACTCCACACTGTTGCCGCAGCCTTATCGTGGGCGCCAACAGTAGGGTCTACTGCGATAAGGTATATGCCCTTCTCAGTTGGAGGGTACCAAATCTTAGTGCCCTCAAAGCTACCTGGTGCAGGGTAACACTGGTGCGCCAACTCGTCTAGTCTAGCGGAGTCGAAGACCATCTCACCTGAGGTCAGGAAGCATGTTACAGGATCCTCTGGAAACTCCTGATAGAAGGACAATCCTCTGTCTGCTCTCTTACGCCTACGCCACCTTATCTGGTCCATATCAAGGTCATGTAGGTCTATAAGGTTCTGCTCCTCAGGGGTATAGTCTAGTGTACCTCTATCCCCCGTAAGTGCCAGATTACTACCCTCTAGTATACGATATTCAGGGTCTAGCCACCATGGAAGTAAGAGGAAGTCATACGCAGACCTATTATTAAGAGACTCTTGGATTTTACCATGGAAGTAGTCTCCCTCGCCCCAAGGAGTGGACTCAATAGCTATAAAGCCTGAGTCCAGGGGTACAGCCTCCTCTGCCGCTGCCATAGCACCTTCTGGGTCGGGCCACCTAGCTATCTCTGTAGCTAAGAAGTTATGGACTGTATCGCCCCGGATTAGAAGGTTAGACCGGGCGGTGGTAATAAACATAGTCGAGTTAATACTAGGCCAGGTGATTTCATAGGAGGACTTATGGTGTATCCCAGGCTTTAAGCCCTCCGGGATGGAATCATATAGTTGGTGGGCCTTGGTTAGTGCCCTCTGAGTAGCAAACTCATTCTCGGAGGCAATAACGGAGACAGTACCGGGGACTGTAAGGCACTCAGCCAGGAACTCGGCTATATAGAGGGTGGTGGACCCCATCTGCCTAGCCTTAAGGACAAGGAGTCTTCCCCCAGGCCGGATATAGGGCCAAGCAAGGGTCTGAGAATGGTTTAGCTTAAAGTCAACCTTGTCCTTCTGTTTATTGTGGACCCGCATGAGAGTTTCTATGTAGCTACGACGGTCGGTAATAAGGTCGACAAGGTCCGGACTATCTACTGCCATATCGCTACCTAGAGTTCAGGGATAGTCTGTAACTGACTTTCATCTATTGTCTCCGGCTGACCAACCACCGAGATAAGCCTCCGCGCTCCGGCCTGTGTTACAATCCACCTACGGAACAGTGGTACGTCGGCGACATAGAGAATGACCCACAGCTTTGCAGGGTTCCAGGTATGGAAGAGCTTGTAGGTCGTCATATCGTCCTCCTTAAATATCTCCGGTATCATCGCCCACAGAGTACGGGTGCGGTCTGATGGACAGGCGGTAGCATGACCCCCAAAGAGTCGTACTACCTCATTATGTTCCAGTAGAGTGACTCCAGGGATTGGTGTTGAAGGGTCTATGATAGGCACATTGGGCCTTAGAGGTGTCCAGCCAAAGCGTTGGGACATATCACGGATAATATGTAGATTAGATTCTACCTGCTTATCCGTAAATGGCTTACTCTCGTCGGGCCTATTAACACCGGCTCTATCTACCGTATACTGTGATTCGTTCTCAAAGGCATTGCCTCTAGTATTAGCCTTGAAGTTACCGCTAGCCCAGCAGGAGGCTTCAAAGGGATAGTGCTGGATAACCCTACCATCTAGCAGTATAGAGCCAGTTACGGAAGCAGCAGCATTAGGGCTGAACCGCCCATTGGAGAGTCTTGTCATATCAAATAGTCTAGAGTACCAACCAGGTAGCCTCCCCACCATGCTATGTGGTATGTAAAACCCAGACGTGCAGGGGGTACTATACTTCTTTTCTGCTGGTCCTGGCTTACGGTCTGCCCAATTTATCATGGGTCACCTCGACCATTTAATCCTGTCTGTTACTTCCTCAGCAGCTACTCTCCCTGCTGAGTAGAGGCCACTAGCTGCAAGACCGACTATGATGCCCAGGAAGATAGTCGACCGGGCAAACTCATCGGTACCTACAGTTAGACCTACATTCCATGCTACACCTACCACCACTGCTGCGAACGGGAGTACCTTCTTAGGCACCCAGTCCTTCACCACCTGTAACAGAGCCGTAATGATAGGCACGGCTGCCATACCTCCTAGTACAACATTATCATCCATTACCTACCTCCTATCTTGAGGTGTTCATCTATCCTGGCAAGACATAGCAGGATTTCATTCAGTTTCTCATCTATGGTTAGTAGATTAGGGTTAGAGCTATTGCGACGTAGAGATAGTCCCAATGAGGTAATCAGAACCCCTATAACAGCTACAGAGATACCTAGTAGGAACCCTAATATCTCAGCGTCCAAGTTGCCCCCTATACCTATCTCTTGGGCGGTAGTGCCCAGCTAGGTCTTGCTCGCCTACGTACCCAGCCTAGTAGGTGGGCTTTCCTGATATTCCTTCTAACTGCGCTAAGTTGTCGTAGGGAGCCTACCCAGCTCCTTCTCGGAGGACTCACCCTCAATGAGGTTTGGGTCCTCAGTAGGCCGGTCCTTTTCCTTACCATCACCACCTACCCTCAGTTTCATCTGAGTTTTAGTAATCTCTAGTACCAGTTCGGAGAAGTTAGTAGGAGTCTCAGATTCAGGAGCTAGAGCCCTACTAATGGCAAGTAGGTCCTGAGGAGAGTATAATGCGCGGATACGCTGTAGGTACCGATGAGTTTGCCCGGTCGACTATCTTCCTGGGCATCATAGTCGGTCTTGCAGCTAGTGGCCTCTACTCAGCAGGGAGAGTAGCTGCTGAGGAAGTAACAGACAGGATTAAATGGTCGAGGTGACCCATGATAA